CAGGAAAAGTTCTTTCAACCGCATTTTCTGGAAGTCCTATGACATCAAGTGTTACTTTCATTACGCCATTTACTGATGGATTATATTCTGTTGCTCTTGCTGGTGGAAATGCTAGAGCGTGGACTGTGGAAAATATAGTTTCGGGAGGTTTTGTTATTAGTACAAACGCAAACCAACAACCAGATGAAGATGCTTACTGGTTAGCAATAAAACACGGCGAATCTAATTAACAACCGTGGTGTTACACAAATATTTAAAAAATGCCTTCAATAGAAAACATCCAGTATATTGATTCAGCATCTATTGCTGTACTTACATCATCCGTTATAACCTCCACTAGTATTACAAGTTCTCGTGGATTATTTGGAACAGCATCTGTTGCTGTGACTTCTTCTTATTCTACAACTTCGTCTTGGACTAGTACCTCTTCCCTTGCTGGTGGAATTTATTCTCCGATTTTATCACTTGGTAATCCCTTACAATCAGGAATGCTTTACTTATATGATAGCGCAAATGATTTGTATTATTACATTGCTGGCTCTGATGGAGAAATTGCTATCAACACAAACCTTAACATCATAGGCAATGTTCAGGCACATACAATTTCTGCTACAACAGGATTAAATGGGAATACTTAATGCATTTGTACCAGATAACTTAACTGCTGCCATAACACCACTTATTACTTTTGGTGGTATTGCAATATGGACTAATCATAATTTTGTATCCGGGGATTTAACAGTGTCGGGACTAATGGGTAACAGTTCTAACAAATATCTTGAAACTGGATTTTATCCCAATGGATTTATGTCTGCTAACAGTGTACATATTGCCGCATATAATGTATCATCCGGAAATACCAGTTGTTGTATATTTGGTTCAGCAGCTTCTATAGGTAGAATTCGGTTTGGCTGGGATGCTAGTGCAGGATATGGTGATTATTTTCAAGCATGGTATGATGGTTACGACCCAACGGGTGGAAATAACACAGCTTATTTCCGAGGATATGTTTGTGGAAGTAAAACTGCCGCTGACTTGCGTACTATGTATTGGGCTAATAGCATTACTCCTCATTATGCTGTATCTACTAACACACAAGTAGATGGCGGCGGTAGTAACACTCCAAGTAATGCTCCAGCATATGTGTTTTGCGGTAATGAGGGCTTTCCAGCCTCGTTTTCTCCCAAGTGCCTTAGTTTTTTTTCGGCTGGAACTGCTCTTTCTTCGACTGACAGTTCTACTCTCTATACACTAATACAAACCCTAAGAATGAATCTTGGTGGAGGATATGTATAACTACCCATTTTTTATAACCTCAACCCCATACTTATAGTCATATGTCACAACCAATAAAGATTACAGAAGCCGACCCTCCAAAAATTAGTTCTTCGGGAATCTACAGCATAACGAACATTATCAATAACAAGACCTATTATGGGAGTTCAACAAATTGTGGACGGAGATGGCAAGAACACAAAACTGCTTTGAGACACAATAAACATCATAACATCCATTTACAGAGGGCGTGGAATTTGTATGGTGAACGGAGCTTCAAATTTCAGATTGTAGAAAAACTATCAAACGACGAGTTACCTACAGTCGAGCAGCAATACCTTGATTTTACGAAAATAGTTCCGGCGTGGTGTTATAATATTGCCAAAGAAACGGAGCATACCAATAGAGGTATTAAATGGTCCGACGAATCCAGACAAAAATTGTCCATATCACAGACGGGGAGAAAACTATCAGAAGAAACTAAAGCCCGAATGTCAACGTCGGCAATGGGTAAAAATACTTGGACCACGGGGAGACCCGCAAACAATCGTGATGCCGTAATCTATACTTTCAAGAATATGGTTACGAATGAGATTTTCACGGGAATACGACTTGATTTCCAAAAGAAATATAAACTTTCTCAAGGAAGTCTCGGGGACATAATACGTGGAGAAAGAAAATCCCATAAGAATTGGGTTGTAACAGAAAGGTATTTAGTATGAATGAAACACCGAAAAAAATAGATGACTCCACTTGGGCAGAAATCAAAATGCTGCAAGGCAAATTTCAAGAACTACACGGGCAGTTTGGAAACCTCGGGATTGAAAAGATGGAGTTAGACCGTCTCGTTACTGAATTCGTTGAAAAGGAAAAACAGCTTAAGGACGAATGGATTTCTCTCAAGAAACTGGATGAAGGACTCCGTGACAAGCTGGTCGCAACCTATGGCGAAGGCAGTTTGAATATGGAGAATGGAACATTCATACCTGCTTCTCCCCCTGCCACACCACCCCCAAAGTAATCGGGCTATGAAGCGATTGACTGCTATCGAGTTTATAGAACGGGCGAAATCTATACATGGAAATAGATATGATTACTCCAAATCAATCTATGTGAATGGTAGAATGAGACTGGAAATTCTCTGTCCTACTCACGGAAGTTTTTGGCAAACCGCCGACGACCATCTTCAAAGCCGGGGATGTAAAGCATGTGGGTATGAAAAAAATGGAAAAACCAGCCGTTTTACTCAGCAAGAATTCCTCCAAAAATGTAAGGAAATACACGGGGATAGGTATGACTATTCTCATGTAAAATATACTGAATGTTATGAGAAAGTACAAATCGGTTGCTTAAAACATGATTGGTTTTGGCAATCCCCCGTAGCTCATATCCATCAAAAACAGGGATGCCCTAAATGTAGTAGAAGTAGGGGTGAATTGATAATTGAGGATTGGTTGGAAACCCAAAAAATCGTCTATGTTTGTCAAATGAAGTTTGAGGGGTTGACAAATGGAAAACGAGGATGGGGATTGAGATATGATTTTTACCTGCCCGATTATAATACTCTGATTGAAGTGGATGGGATAGGGCATTATAAAACGGGAGTTGGGAGATGGTTTGGTAAGCATCAAATTACTGCGGATGATTATAACCGAAACAGAAAAAATGATGAGACCAAAACGCTCTATGCTTCGAGAAATAACATGCGGTTGCTTCGCATTCCTTACAAAAATAGGAAAGATACTCAAAACATTATTCCTATTTTGGAAAAGGAAATATGAGCAACGAAGAAAACTTCATTCACGAGTATTTGAGATATGACCAAGATACGGGAGCGGGTTCGTACGAGAAAATGGTCTCTGTCATCAAAGACATTGATTGGGCGAGGGTCAAGTCCTATATCCTCGACCTAAAATACTTCTACTTTTTGCGGACTTCTTATTGGTTGATAATCTCCCAAGAGATAAAACGCCGAGCCAACTGGAAATGCTCCTGTGGGGGCCGAGAAAACCTTCAAGTTCATCACACCGAAGAAGGAGACCTTCACCACGGCGAAGAGCACTTGCTTCAAGGATTGGTGTGCCTGTGTAAAAAATGCCATCGGGGGTTACATGGGGCTTCGATAAAGGATGCTGAGAAAAAGCGTCAGCGGGACAATAAGAAGGAAAGCATACTCGCTCAGATTCCGCTTGGTCCGCAGAGGATACCAGAGAGTAACATTACTGGGTCTTCGTTTGGACTGACCCGTAAGTTCTTGGAAGAGATGGAGAGCGAACGCCGAGTGTGGATTGACCGACCCCTTTATGACGAATGGCAAGTCCACCGCATATAAGTGTACAAAAGAAATGCTCCGAAGGAACGGCCAACGGAGCATTTCAAGTTGAAGAACAAAGTGGTGATAGTCGAACAATGAACATTGTGTTATTTCTACCACTCGTCTCTATGCAGTGTAACTTACTGGATATAAATATACTTTCATTTTTCTAAAACACCTTTCAGAAAATAATTGACATTACCGTGATTTATGTTATTATTTATCTGTGTTGTAAGTCCAGATATGAACAAAGAAAAAATATTATCACTTCCTCCAATTATGGTGGACCTTAAAATGCGTATTAAGTGGGATTCGAAAATTTCAGGAATTTATGCATGGGTTAATGCAATCAACGGAAAAATGTACATTGGTCGGTCTGTTAATTTGTACAAACGAATTTACGATGAGATGAACGGATTCCAAAATGGGAAAGACCAAAATATGATAAAATTGTTCCGGGCCATCCAAAAATATGGTATAAAAAATTTCAGAGTAATTAGGTTATTAGAATGCCCCCCGAATAATCTAAATCGAATGGAACAATTATTGATTGAATACTATGATACAAAGAAAAATGGATATAATTGTACATTGGGCGGTGATGGAACTCATGGTCATAAAGTCACTCAAGAGCAGATTAAAAAGCAACGAGAATCTCTGAAAAAATATTGGTCGGAAGAAAGAAAAATTACTCATTCCGACAAAATGAAACGATGGGCCAACGACGAATCACGAAAAGAGCATCTCATAGAAGTTGGAAGGGAATGGAGGAACAATCCACTTTTGCTAAAAAAGCAGATAGCAAATTATAGGCGGTCACTGACGAGTGAAAAGATTGAAAGACAGAGGGCATCCTTAAATCGTCATTATCAGTTACATGGAGGAAAATCTGTAAGATATAAAGAAATTGTTGCGGTTTCTCCAACCAACGAATTGATTCGGGTGACAAATGTAAAATCTTTTTGCCAAGAACACGATTTGGGAAGAGTTGGGTTTTATGAATTTGTGAGACGTAATGATACGACCAATTCCTTTCGAGGATGGAAAGTGGTTTCAAAAGTCGTATAAATATAGGATGGTTTGATTTTTTGGAATATATTTATATCCGAGTCATTCAATGAACAATCATAAAGGATAATACCATGCCAATTGTCGAAGGAGGGCGCTTCAGCCCAGAAAATAATATAATTTCTCCGGGCGTATTCACTCGGGAGATAGACCAGTCGGGGGTCGCACAGGGAGTAGCACAAATCGGCGGTGTCATTATTGCACCATTTGCCAAGGGTCCGGGGTTCTCCCCAACCGTTTGCAATACCGTAGCTGAACTCCAAAACCGATTCGGAATTCCTGATGGTACATTGTACGGCCCCTATACGGCCACACAGTACCTTCAAGAAAAAGGATTTGTAACAGTTTGTCGTGTCGGTGCTCTCACTGGATACCACCAAAAGTACCCTTGGTTCATCTGGGCCGAAGACGGTGAATGGACCCGAGCGATTGATGCTGGTTGGACAGACCCAACGGCGTCGTTCATTTCTCAAGTCGGATTGTACTTCAGCGGTTCTCAATCCACCCCAATTACTACTGGAAATACTACACAGTTTTCCGCAAGTGTAACTCAGTCTGTTTTGACGGTTACGTCGGGAACTCCAAATGCAGCATTGTTGTCGGCCTCATTGACTGTTGGTCCCGTAGTTGGTTCAGACCAATCCCTTACCCAAAGCTATTGGTATGGTTCTAACTTCACAGGGTCAGTTATCTTCCCGTTTGTTCCAATCTCGGTCACACTAATGCCCGGTGCTATCGGAGCAAGTGCATCACTTGTCCCAAACATTACCAACTCGTTGTCAGTCCCACGTAGCGGTTCAATCCTCTATAGCGAACAGGTCATAACCGGGCTTGTCAACGCTGCGTTTTACTTCACGACTTCGTTGAATCTTAACGTGAGTTTCTCCGCTTTCGATTCGGCATCAGTCATAACTCAACTCATTAACGAGCACAAACTTGTCGGTGATTTGGATATTCTTTCCCCCGGTGGATTTGTATCCCCAACGGAACCGTTCAACAACGCAGACTTCTTCGAGTTCTCAACAACTCAAATCAGCCAATCCCTCGATTTCTGTAATCGTCCGACGCTGAACTTCTTGGGAATGCTCCAAGGTCCAATCGGCTTGTTCGACGGAAACTTCATCGCTGGCTCGAATGTAACTTACGACCAATGCTTACAGGCATGGGTGGGAACTGGTGCTGCCTACAAGGTGCTCGCCGTTCTGGCTGACACTGAATGGGCTGGTATCAATACCAAGCTTGAAGGTCCGGGTTTCTATAACTCTACCCAGAGCTACAATCCTCCTATTGCAGGAAGCGATTACGTCAATCACCAATTCGACTTGCAACTTAGCCAGTCGGCTGATGGTGGATACGGAACCTATCACTTCTCGATTGACCCGAACGACCCGATGTACATCACGAATGTATTCGGAAAGAGCGCAACTGTTGGAAATCAAGAGTATTACGCACAGGGCACCAAGAAAGAAGCCGCATATCTCTACAAAGTCTTTGAAGACGATATTGCGACTGTCGTAGCAGACCCACTTCACTGGCGAGTCAACGGAACTGTGATGCCTTCTGGCTCATGGATTGATGAACCAATGCAATTCACTGACCAATGGTCCCTTGACCTGACGAATGGTGACTCGGCATTTGGTTTGACCAACGCCTTCACTCCTTGGGTTATCTCCCAAGGTATTTCACCTTGGAATGGTGGAACTCCACACCGCTTCCCATTGTTCCGCTTTGCGACAATGGCAGATGGTACGGATACCAATACCCAATTCAAGATTGAAATCTCCAACATCAAGTTGGCAGGCACAGTCGCAGGAAGCGATTGGGGCACGTTCGACGTTCTCGTTCGTGACTACAGTGATTCTGACAAGCGTCCCAAGATTCTTGAGCAGTATCCAAACTGTAACCTCGACCCAACCTCCGCAGACTTCGTTGGTCGTCGCATCGGTGACAGATACAACTACATCCGCTACGATGGTAAAATCATCGAATTCGGAACGTATGACAATCTTAGCAAGAACGTTCGTGTTGAGACGGTGAATAACCCATACCCAGTAACGGCAGTGCCTTATGGCTTCCAAGCCTATGCGGTGCCAGTAAATGGTCAGATGGGTAACTGGTGTAACCCAATGGCTTACAGCCACGCCTCGCTCTACGGTCTGTTCCCCGGCAAGTATCCATCAGGTATTGACTTCAATGGTCCTCCTGTCGGTGCCGACGCTGAATTGACTTCATTATACCCGACCGCCTCGGCTGGTGTTGAACATTGGAGAGACAACGAACAGTATTTCGCCCCAGTGCCAGCACAAGCTACCTCGGGTCAGAACACAATATTCGCCCTTGACGAAGTTATCACTGTCAATGGTATCGGAAGTGGTTCCTACCTCGACCCATCGTTGAACGGAGCTATTCCTGCTATCTATGACGCAGCTAACGAAACCACCTATGTCAAGATGCGTTCGTTCGTCTTCGGATTCCAAGGTGGATTCACGGGACAGTCCCCAGCAATTCACGTCAACGTGGGAGCA